AATGTAGTAGACAAAGTACCTGCAGCACAGGTATCTCCACTAGGAGATAACTCTGTTAATGATTGTAATGATGGATAAGCTTCAATGAAACCATCAGCAGTACTTGTAGGTGTTACATATAAAACCTTTACATCTGTATCATTACCTACTGTTTTAGGGTTGTAAGCCATTCCCATAATTAATATCCTCTAGGTTTGATTTTCATTTTGGGTGATTTTTTAGCAGCCTTCTTAGCTGCTGCTTTCCCTGCTGTAGTGTAGGGATACTTCTTACCGTTAACTGTTGGCATGATTAGAATTGTAAATTAGATCTTTCAAGTTTATCGTATATATCCTGACGATAAGCAGGGTCAGATTCATAACGAGGATCACTCATAGCTCTGACTACTTCAGCTTGACTACGGAAGTTATCTCCCTGAGCTTTAGCTGGTTTACCTGTAAGCATCTTTCCTTCTACTCCTACTCCATCGTTGTATCTAGCAGCTAATGCTTGGACAGCAAAGTAAGCAGCGTCTGGATCTCCAGATTCCATGACCTTATCGTAGCGAGAGATCTCGTTTTTATCAAAATTCTGTGATGCCCATTGAAGCATAGTGTTATATTCTTTAGTACCACCAACAGAGTTCTGTAGTTCTGTTGCTTGTTTTTCTGTAAGTTCTTGTGGTTCTGTATCAACACCTGAACGATAGTTTAAATACAACTGAGCTACGTCAGCTGGATTCATACCATTCAATTTATCTAGGATTTCATCAGAGTAATTTTCATTCTTTGATTCTTCCCATAGTTTATCAAGGAATTCATAATCAGGTTCCTCTTCTTTAGGTTCCTCTTTCTCTTCCTTAACTTCTTCTTTAGCCTCAGGCTCTTCTTTAGGTTCCTCTTCTTTTGATTTACCTAGCTTACTTTGAAGTTCGATATATGCTTTCTCTAACTCTTCAGCATCTTTATACTTACCAGCAAGTAAAGTATCCTGCTGCTCTTCTAAGGCTTCACCTACTTTAAGTGAATCCTGTTCTTCAGCAGTAAGTTCTCCTTCTACTTGCTCATTAGAGTCATACGTTAGTGTTGCCATTCTGGGTGATTACTGTAAGATTTCCAAGACCAACTGTTGTTACCTGGTTAGATCCTGGTGCTGCAATAGTTGGTTTACCGACTTTCATTTTCGGTGCATATTTGTTTTCTGTCTTTGCCTCTTCAGGTGGCTTAACTACTTTACGTTTAGCCTTCCGTGGGCGGGACGGGTTGACCTTCTCCACCTTGTTGTCCTCCTAATAATGCGGGGTTTTTACTTGGGTCCATCATTGGTGATCCTATCTTAGCTTTCTGTAATTCAACTTGTTGTGCTTGTTGAACTTCTTGCTGTTGTTGACCTTGTATTTCTTGCATACTTCTTACAAGGTTAAGTATATCTATACCTTGTGCAGCAGCTAGACGTTTGATAACTTCCTCAGGATTTATGTATTGCTGAGTAGCTTCTGGTCCCATTGTTTGTGAGATAGTTGTAAGGAATTGCCCAAGACTCTCACGATCTTGACCTCTACCTAGTGCATTAATACCTGCGACAATAGTGGGTTGTACAATACCCTTAGGTATCTTAGGAATCTCCCCAGTCTTTTGGAATACACTTAGCTTTCTATTTAAATATGGTACTAAGAATTCAACAGTAAGTACACTAAATAGCCCACCTAATTGTTGTTCTAGTTCCAGTTGTGTCATCCTAACTTCCTCTGCTGTAGTACGTTCTGATTGACGTACTGACAATATCAGGAATGCTTCAGATAATCTTTTCTCTAAGGTTTGTATCATCTGATATGCCGTAGCAAAATCAGCTTGTTTACCTACCTGTACTACTCCTATGTCATCTGGTCTACCTTGTACAATAGCACCATTACCTGCAGCTGCAAGAGTCTGAGGTTTAGTTGTACTAGAAGGTGATACTACAAAAACAACCTTAGCTGCAGCTGCACTACCTTCTGTTATTGCTTGTGACAAAGCTTCGAGTGATTTAAGATCACCCATAAATTCTTCTACTCTTCCACGTCCATAAGGTTCACCATCTACTGTGTTAAACCGTAATGGTAACCATGGTGTTGTTTCAATTGGAGCTTTACTTACTGACTTAGGTAGTATTTTATCATCAACTTCTTGATGCCAGAGGAATCTATTGTTATCACGACGGACATGTGTGTACACATCTACATCATCTTTAGTTTCAGATTCGTCTTCTACAGTTAAGTCGTCTTCAAGTTCGGGTAATAATTTTTTACTAATTTTTTCTTTGGTGACAATTTCAATTACATTGCCATTCCCATCACGTTCTAAGACATAACGATTTAAAGGAAATAATTTTAAACCATCCTTACCCATAAAGATTAACGCATTACCTGTTACCACCAAATGCTTAAGAGCTTGATGTATAATAACACGATCATCTGATGCTGCGATAGATTCCATAATGGTTTTCTCTACCTTAGCAAAGGATAAATCTAATTCAGTTTTGATTTTAGGATCAATCTGCCCTAGCATTGCATCGTTAACTTGTAGCTTAAAGAAGCTAGTATTAACTGGTACCAATGCAAGTTGTAATTTGGCTGCTAAGGTGACTACACCTTTAGCTCCAACTGATTGCCACGGTGTAGATAAATTCTTAGCACCGTAGTTATACTCCTCTTCACCACGAATTATATATGGAATAGTTAGCTTTGCTGCCTCTTCTGCTATGTTTAGAAACTGAGAACGTTCTGATGCTAAACTGTCAAATCTTGTTTTAGCTGACATTATCTATATTAAGTTAATTTACTTATTTTTAAGTGGCATATATTTTTCAAGATACTCATGTATTTCATCTGTGGATCTGGTTGAACCTTTATGTAAAACACCTTCGGTTAAAGCGTCACCTTTAAATGAATTACCAAACGCCTTACGCATAATCAATAGACCGTCACCCAAAGCAGTGAACTTACCATCACCATCTATATCCCAATTGAATTGTTCTAAAGACGGCTTTCTGACTTGTTGTTGCGGTTGTTGTCGTTGTTGTGACTTATATGTAGTAGATAATGGTGTTGGTATATGTTTACGGGCTAACTGCTTCGTACCTAATGCAGCTCTACCTGATTCAGCAGCTTTAGATCGCTTAAATCTAACACCTTTAGCACTTTTATCTACAAACCTTTGGCCTACATTTTGTGGAGATGCACTACCATCTGCATTGACAATAGGATTTAAAGACTGATAAGCTTTGTCAAACTCTGATTTAGCTTCACTATAACCACTCGTATCTTTTACATCTGATTTATAATTAGTTTTATAATCTATTTCTTCTGTGTCATATGGTATTGATTCAGGTTTTTCAGGTTTCGTAAGTGGTTCCGGTGTCCAACCTTCTTCACCTAGTGGATCTTTTTCTTCTTTACCAGGAATACTTGGTTCCCAAAGACTTGAATTTTTGTACCATTCCTCAAGGTTTTTATTTAATATTAATTGTTCTGCTTCTTCAGCAGTCATAGTACCAGTTTGGTACCCAGTAAAGGGTACGTATTCTGCATTTGGATCTCCTGTACCCGGAATCATTGCACCCCATTCTCCTGTTTCGTCAAATTGAGTTTGAGCTGAGTCCAGTATATCCTGTGAATCGTCAGAGTAGTACGTGTCTTTAGTATCGTCTACCTGTTGATCAGTTAGAGTAGTACCTATTCCAGTGGCACTTGGATCGTTTGGGTTAGTATCAGAACCAGCCTGACTAGCAGTATCCCTTATCACACTTTCTGTCGCAATTGAATCATTGAGGGCTGTCATTGCATCTAGTTGATCGTCTTCTGACAGACTATTAATCTCATTTACAGTTGCTACTACATCCGAATTATTTGCACCAGTATAAATATAATCTGGTTGACTGTCCTCTGGTTTAGATAATTGACCTAAATTATTCTTTAACCAATTACGTATAGCTGTTTCCGTTTGTACGTCATATAGAGAATTGAATACCTCATCAACCGATATATAGCCATCCTTATTTATATCCTCACCTGTATAACTAACAGACCTGTCAAAAGATTCAGCAGGGTTAGCTTCATCTAACCAATAAGCTAAACCAGTTTGATCTGCATCTCTACCATAGTGTTCGTAATATTTATCTCTAAGTTGAGCTCCAGAAGACTCTAAAAATCTCTCAGCTAACCATTTAGACTTATCTACCACTGTATAATCATCAGGTAGGCTTTTTACTGAATTCAACCAATAGATAAGCCCAGCCGTATCGTGGTTTTGTGGTACACCAAAACCTTTCACATAAAAATTGTTTATAACATCTATCCAATAATTATGGGAACCCTCATCAAAGTCACTTTCAGGTGACTGCTCACTGTCTCGAATAGATTCTAAATAACTTTTACCTAATTCAGGTAAACCTCCATCATCTTCAGGTGTTCCCCAAAGAGCACCACGTGCAGCAGCATTTGGTATATGAGCAGCAGCACCTCTAAACGCACCTAGAGTATCACCATCTTTAGCTAGTTGGATAAGAGCTTGAAATCTGTTAGACTCTTCTGCTTGATCTTTGGAGATACCTTTCTGTTCAAATAGACCTAAAATATTATTTGTGATAGCACCTAAAGCAGTTTGATACTCGGCAGAGTTAGTATCTAGTTGAGATAAATCTACAAAGTTATTCTCCCCAGCTGGGATGTCAGAACCATAACCTTCATACCATGTGGATGCTCTAAGATCATACCAATCTTTGAAGTCTTCAGGATCAGTGATTACTGATTTACTAGATGATATAAATTCATTTATATGTCTCTCCTCTAACTGAGCATCATTCAATTGATCGGTATTAATGGTAGATGATTCCTCTTCAACTTCGAGTGTATCTGGACCTACTTCTTGAAAACCACCCCACTTGTTCCAACCTATGAATTGATTCTTATTATTAAGCTTAGCTCTACTTAGAAAGTGTAACCATTTGTTATAAGTACGGTGCTTTGCTGTTGGGAAATACTCATTAGACTCACCAGCAAACTTAGATTCTAATTCAAATAAATCCTTGTAAGTTGGGTTAGGATTATTAGAAAAGTAACCTTCTTCTTTATAGCTTTCAATTTTTTTATCTATTTCGTTTCGAATAGCTGGAGCAATATCCCATTTATCATACGGAACATCATTGTTAGATGTCCACCCTGATTTCCCTGTTGGATTAGACCTCCAAGCGTTGTCTCTTAGTACCCGTGTAGGTACACCTTGTTTTATAGCAGCTAACTTACCTGTGTTGAATGTCCAATCTTTCCATTGATTAAAATCCCAATCTTGAGGAAAGTTACCAATCTTTTTTTCGTGTTCAAATATCTCATTTAAAGTTGGCTGAGGTCCATCCGTCCAAGCATTTAGCTCTTTGATAAGTGTTTCTACTATTTGAGCTTGGGTAATTATTTCATCAACAGCACTGATGTTATTAGTTGGATTAAGGCTAACGTTTAATCCAAGATCAGTATTACTTGGACCAGGTATGTTAGCAGGATTAATGCCTATGGTATCAGCAGTTAAAGTATTGGAAGGAGGAACTAAAGTAGAGGTAGCTATCATTATAAAGCCTCCGGATCATCTGGTTGCAATGGTTGATGAGTATATTCTAACGGTTTATCGATGAAGCTTTGAGTAGTAGACTCTAAGCCATCCACTTCCCACTCAGAATCAAAGTTTTCTGGTCTGTAGTTTTTAAGTGTTCTATTAGTTATAGTAGGTTTAGAAATATCCTCAGTTTTATTAGCTTCCATGATACTTGCCGTTATTTTTCCTTCCTCATCCATTGTAGGACTATAGAAAACACCTTCATCAACATCTTGTATAGGATTACTACTAATAGTCATACGTGTAGGATGCTGAACTTGTGTATGTTTAAATGTATCGCGAACTTCTCCTGTTAATGGGTTTACTGTAGTTCGAGTTCCAGTTTCAGGGTCAAACCTATTCCAAGGTTGATACTTTCTTATTGCGACTTGTTGATTTCTATGATAACCCCATGTTTCATCACCTTCAGGGTACCTTTGGTTATGTGCCCTAGCAGAAGAGGTTTGGAATAATTTATATTCCTTCCATTTAGCTTCACCTGCTGCACCAATTTCTTCAGCTGTAGCATCTTCAGCCGCCTCTTCAGTCGCTAAAGCATACTGTTCATCAACCCAGCTTTTTATTTCGTCAGTAGCTGCACGTACTTGAGTAGCATTATCAAAATCACCACCCGTACCAGTAAACATATAATAATGATCTTCTAATAACTCATCTATTGTAGCACGGTATAGTTCATCGTGACTATAATGCTTCCAATCCATAGGGTAGTCACGTTTCATTATTGTTGTATAATATTTACCATCTACTTCGTGTTCACCTACAACAGTATGCCTCACTTTCTCAGAGTATTTATATGGGTGCTGGATTTCATCTCTAGTACCTTCAAGTACCTGAAGTGTACCACTCCCACCTGCTAACATATTGAAAGCAGTTTGTGCATCCCAAGTTGTAGTATCATCTTTGTAGGCTATTAAACCAGACTGTGCATTGTAACTAATACCACGTTCAATGTCTAAACCCCACATTTCATCAGATAAATTTTCTTGGAATCCAGAATCATACCAAGTATCATATGCTTCTAGAACATCAAACCTTTGTTCTTCTGTGAGTTCACCCCAAGCATCAGTACGGAAAGCATACTTACCTTCGTGTCTCCAGTCTAATCCAGTTTCAGTTAGTTTTTGCCTTAGAAAGTCGGTTTTTTCCTTATAATCAGTCGCATCTTTATCAGGTCTTACCCAAGTAATCTCTTCACTTGGAACCCATCTTCCTCTTTTATCGAATGCCATCTGTCCTTACCTCTTCCATTCTATGGACAATCCACTCAACCACAGAGCGTTGTCCAGATCTGTACATAATTTTTTGCATTGAATCCTCTGGGTTTGGTGTGATTGGTGGAAAGTTCTCCTCTAATTCTTCGAGGATGTATTTGATGTTGGGACCAGTGATGGCCTCAAGCATATTGTGGGAGGTTGACATTGTTGTGTTCAAAAAAGGCGGGCATTCTAGCTGATTTGGTAGAAGAAAGTTCTGGAGCCTTGCCTTCATACATTAAGCGATCGCTCGTATCTAGCCAGAATTTTTTGTCCAAATATTTGTCGTAAGTATTTATACCTAGGGGTTCGAGTACCCAGTTAATGGTGGCCTTCCTAAGTTTGTCCAAAGAATTACTAGGGCGTAAACCCAACTCGTGACATACAAGGCTATTAGAGGCCACGTGTATTTGTTCGTCTCTGGAAATATCAGCTGATACCGTTCTGAGACCAGCATCGCCATTAAACCTAAAAAAAGGCAAAAGTACAAAGAATATAGCACGTTCAGCTACCAATGCTTTTAATATTGTGTGATCGGGGTGTGACTCCCAAGCTGCACGCAGCCTGAGAGCTTCTGCTTCAGCCTTAGGATCAACCCCTATAGCATTTGCTATATATCCTAACGCAAGGTCGTGATTTTCTTCGTCTTTAACGTTTGATCTGAGTAGATCCCTTGAGAGATCAGGTACTTCTCCAAGTGCGTCTTCAATGAACTCACCCACTGGTAATTCCATATGACGTATTGCAAGAGCACGGTAGATGGTTTCTTCAGCACCATGTTTTAGTTCTCCAGCTGTAGTTTGTACGGGTGACCATTTCCGTTTACGGTCTAATAGTTTTTGATATGGATGTTTCCTCATTATTCTTGGCAGTCACATTGTGGTTCTGGTTCATTTAATAACTGCTGCAAGTAATTATCAACGTCTTCCTTGTCCAGTGCAGCGTATGCATCTGTCTTATCTTGTACGTCTCCCATCACCTGAAGCGAGTAGTATAAGGAGGTTTGGGGTGAATCTAACCACTCTTCGACGAATGCATTATCGTATTCTACAACATCACTCCAAGAGTTAAAGCTGTAGCCATGAAGAAGTCCTGTAATTTGATAGAGTTTAAGAAATTCGTCAGCTACCTTTTTATAGGCATCCCAACCAACTTCTGAGGCGATCTCTACATCACCGTATTCATATGTTTGTACTCCAAATGTAGCACTGTCTCTATCAACAGTACGGCTAATTGGAGGTTCTATTTCTGGGGTGCAAGTGTATCCGTCTAGATCCTTGCTTCGATAACTACAACTTGCAGTAGGTGCTATAGCAAAAGCACGGACCATTTTATGAGAGTGAGCTACTTGTGCAGCCATATTAATCCCATGTCTGATGTTATCAGCTAAGATCCAAGCAGTTGTATGTCTAACCTTACCTGTATTGACTTGCTCTAAAGCATCACCAAATTCAGCATAGGTTACTTTATATCTTTTAAGTAAGTTGGCTAGTCCTAAGACACCAAGACCAACTTGTCTGTCAATTTTAGGGCTTAGGTATTCACCAGAGCGTTCAACCCCTGTTTTTGCATGGAGGCTGCACAATTCTGACATACCGTTAAAGTAAGCAGTGGAGAGATTTTCAATGTTACATGCTCCGAGGTTGACGTGTTCCAATAAGCAGGTTCCACGTGAGAACAACCTAACTTCAAGACAGACATTTCCGTAGATTCGTTTTCCGTCATTGTCATATGCTATTTTTGTAAGCCAAATGTCTCCACTTTTAATTCCGTAGAGGATAGCGGATTTAGTTTCTTCAGTTGCTGATCTCCACTTTTCTTCATCAAGGTTAACGCACCTTTTGACCCAAGGGAGTTCAGATCTAGGAGTTTGCACGAACTCAATAATATCGGGGTGATCAATATCAAGGTGAGTGACAACAGCTCCGTTTTTGTAAATGCCACCTCTTCTAAGTGTTTCATTTAAAGTAGAATAAATTTTAGCGAATGATACTGGTCCAGAGGCAGTTAACCCCTTACCATTTTCAGAGCCTTTAGCTCTTAGTTTACTTAAGTGTACTGCACACCCTGCACCGAAACGTAAAGCGTGAGAAACAAATCTCCAGCTTGCTTCGATACCGTCCTTACCTTCCATGCTGTCTTCGACGACGTAAACCGTGCATGACACGGGAAGGCGTGATTCTGGGTTATCCAACCATGATTGGACCCGACCAGTGCGGGAGATAAGTTCTACAGTCATTAGACTAAATCAGTTAAAGTTGGTGGTTGATAGTTTGGTCCTTTTAATACTTTGCCGTCTTCTCGAAATATGGGTTTACCATCTTCACCAAGTTTCGACATATTACTTTTATGTACTCTATCTAAAGCCTCATCAAGAGACCATTTCATATTTTCAGCGTATTGATAGCATACATATACTAAATCAGCAAGTTCTTTCAATGTTTCGGCAGCGAATGTATCGTTATTACGGAATAACATACCTTCAGCTTCTAGGAATTCTTTAAACTCCTCAACGATCAAATTCTTTTGCTTGTTTCTGTAGGATCGTTGAGGACTGTTCCATATCCTGTAGTGGGATCGGAATTCCTTCGCCTGCTCTGATAGAAAGGTTTTC